CCAGAGTTTGAACCCTGCTGCTTGATCAGATTTCCGACTTGAACCAACTGCGCCTGAAGGTCGGTCAGCTTGTCATCCCGGCCACCGCCGCCACCAGTCGGCACAACGATCCAGTCGCCCCATTGTCCAGGCGCTTTCTCGAACCGGAACATCAGCCCCTTGCGCTCATGCTTCGGCATCGGACCAATCGGCCCCGGCAACCCTTGCGGCCCCATCGGACCGGGTGCGCCTGTCATGCCATCAGCACCGTCCTTGCCAGCAGGACCAGTAGGACCGCGCTCACCCTGCGGCCCCGCCGGGCCAGGATCACCCTTTGCGCCCTTCGGCCCTGGCGCACCATACGGACCAACAGGCCCGGTCGATCCGCGGTCACCCTTCTCGCCCTTCTCGCCCTGCGGCCCCGGCACCGGAACCGTCTCGAGCCTGACAAGACCGGGATCACCCTTCGGGCCAGCGGGACCGGCAGGGCCAGGCTTCGCGCTGGTCAGCGCCTTCTGCGCGATCTCGATTGCTTTGGCAGCTGCCGCTCGCGCTACATCATCCCGCATTGAGCGCCTCCATCAGTCGCTGGTCAACCGGAGCGCCGCCTTGCGGAGCGCCCGCCGCTTGCATCATCGCAGCCTCTGCAGCCATCTGTTGCTGCTGCTTGGCCATCGCTTCCTCGAGCAGAACAGCCCGCTCTGCCGCCGTGTTCCTGACCCCGTATGGCACACCGAGCTTGTCGGCCACATAGTCAACAACCCGGTCCATCTTCAGCGCCAGCTGGCCATCGGTCCCCATTGCCTGCGACAGCTGCATGAACTGCATGATCGCGTTGACCTCTTCCATATTCTGCGCCATTGCCAGCGGTGCGACCGGACTGACCTTCACCTCCAGCCCGTTGACCCGCAGCGGCAGATCGATCAGCCCGCGCTCATCCAGCACCTCGAGGATCTTGCTCATCAACGGGATCATCGTCTCGTTGATCAGGCGACCGAACGCGCTGCCGAGGTTCTGCGCCAGCTCTTTCATGCGCTCGACGATCTCGGTGGCCGACCGTGCGCTCATGTTGTCAGGCGGCAGGGACTCGTCCAGCAGGATGCGCTTGATGCTGGCTGTCAGGTCATTAATTACCAGCTGTGAGACGTTGAAGTCACCGGATCGCGTCAGCGGCTGCAGCGATGCGCCCTGTGGTCCACCGTTCCGCGCAACCGGGATGATCGCACCCGGCACGATCTTCACCGTATTGGGATTCAGCACACCATCGTCTGCCGCGGTGTAGACGCCCGACACCGCCAAGCTCGCATTCTTCAGCAGCAGCTCTTTGGTCTTGTTCAGCGTCTTGATGTCGGGCAGCGCGGTGATCAGCGGGCCTCGACCGTAGATTTCGCCAGCGACCTTCATGTACCGGCTGATGACCCAGGGACTGGTCGCCCTCCTGCGGTAGACGATCTCCTCTTTCGAGATCTTGTCGATCACATGGTAGCAATAGTCCCCGCGGGTGTAGTCGTAGATCGTCGCCTCGAGCAGCTCGATGTCGTCGGTCGGCTTCTGCTCGATCCGGCGCTGCATCTCGTCGGGAATCTTGGCATCCGGCCATTGCCGCTCAATGCTCTCGCCCTTCATCCGCATCTTGCGGTAGACGTTATCGACCTGACCGTTCGCTCCTTCTTCGTAGGTGACAAGGAACAACGGCACAGGGACGAAGTTCAGCGGGCTGACATCATCACCCGGCTGCACCATCATGCAAGCTGTTCCGACCGCCAGGTCGAGCAGGAACTCGCCGATGGCGATGTCGAAGTTGCTCTGCTTCAGCGAAGCAAATGCGATGTCATTGTAGGCATCCAGAACACCCTGCAGCTGGTCGCGCTGGTTCTTGTCCTGAATCGACGAACCCGGCTCGAGCTTCGACCACTTGCGCTGCGGCGGGAACACCACGCTCTGCAGCTTGTTGGCGAAGCGCTGGGTGCTGCTGATCGCGGTCGAGTCGAAGACGCGCTGCATCTTCTTCGTGCCGGTCGAGCCACCCTCCCAAACACCGTAGAGCTGACGCTGAGGCAGCGCGAACTCGTAGGCATCCTGGTATATCTGCTGGAACTCATCTTTCCGGGTTTGCGCCAACTGCTGGCGAGCGATGATCTGCTCGGGCTTCAGCCTGATGCCGCCGCTCTTTTCATATTCCATCTCAGTCTTCCTTCGCCTGGTCGAGCAATCTGCGACCCTTTGCCGCCAGCCTGCTCGCCGATGCAGCGGTTCTCGGCGCTGGCTCGCCCCATGCCCGAGCCGCGAGCGCCAGCCGAGTCGGTTCACCCTTGTCGTCCACCAGCGGACCTGAAGGGTTGGTATAGAAACGGGTCAGGAAAGATCCCTTGCGCCGCGCCCTGACGCCAGAAGGATTCGACTCCTTCACGCCAGGCTGCAGGTTCTTGCTCTCGCCTGAGCGCTCGAAGTGTCTGCGACCGGCCTCGGTCAGCCCACCCTCGGGATCTTTGTGCGCCGCCTTCATTTCTTCTGCGCCGCCCGCATGTTGTCCACCAGATTCGGATACGGTCGGCCAGCTTTCTTCGCCATCATCTCAGCGGCTTTGCGCTGCATCGGTGACAGCTCTCTCGGCTTGCCAAGACCCTTTGGTCTGTCCTTGTCCCAAACCTCTTTCATTTCTTCGCCCTGTACTCTTCGAGGTCTGCCTCGAGTTCCGCGGCCATCTTCATCGCGTGTTCGTCGGCCTTCTTCTGGCCGATCTGTTGCGCGATCATCTGAGCGACTTTCCGCTGGAACGCGGTCGGCTTCATCGGCTTATCCTCGCCATGCTTGCCGTTCTTGCCGTTCGATTCAATTTCAATTTCGAGTTTCATTTCTTCTTGTACCCCGCTTCGGACATTGCGATGGCGACTGCCTGATCGCGGCTGGTGACCTTCTCGCCGCTTGAGCTTTTCAGCGTCCCGGCCTTGTACTCGCGCATGACCTTCGCGGCCTTGGCTTGCATCTTGTCCTTCTTCTCCATGCTTACGCTCCTTGCATTAGGCCACCACGCGGTCGGCGCTGGACTGCGGCCATCCGCGCACCGCGCCGCTCACCCAGCTCACGCTGCAGATCAGACTGCAGCTGCTTGCGCTTCTGCTCGAATCCTGCTGTCTCGAACTCCCCGATCTTCGGGGCTTCAGGTATCGCAGGCGCAACAGGCGCAACCTGCTCGAAGGTCGGCACTTCCCGAGGTTCTTGGTATTCCTGCGTGACCGTCTTCTTCCTGCCAAACAACCCGGCAAGACCACCGCGAGGCATTTCGACCTGCTCTGTCTTAGTGACGGTGGGATTTTTTTTAATTTCTTCCAGTTGAGCCTGGAAAGCCTCGAGCGACTGCTGGTATGACTGACGCTGCTTCTCGTACTCCGGCAGCAGGGTGGTGCGGTACTGGTCCATCTGCTGCTCGTACGGAGCCATCGTCTCAGCGACCTGCCGGGTGTATGCGCCAAAGCTCTCGGCCTGCTGACCGGACAGCTCTCGCATCCGCTTGTCGAACTCTGATGCCAGCCTGTCGATGCCGCTGGTTGCTCTGCGGGCTGCGGTTTTGCGCTGGTATGCGGTAGCCATCAGATCATGCCCTGCGAACCAAGCATCGGGCTGGTGATGCCCAGCTCAGGCGTTGTGCGTTCTTGCGACAGGAGCGCCCTGCGACCGCCGCGGGTTCTCGCTCGAAGCGCAGTCGCTTCGGACTGTGCCGCCTTGCGCCGCTCCTCGTCTGTCGCCTTCCGAACTTCCTCGGCCTGGCGCTCCATCATCAGCTTGTTCTCAGCGTACTGTGACTGGCTGGCCTCGAAAGAACGCTTGGCAGTCTCTGCCTGTTGCTCGAGCGATGCGCCTGTCCTGGCATAGGCTGCGGTCTGAGCATCGATTGCCTCACGCATTCGCTCCGCGTCTTTGGCCTGTTGAGCCAACTGCTGAACCTGCGCCTCTGACGCTTGCTTTCGCGCTCGACGCGATTCGTTCGCCATTGCCGCAGATCCAGCAAGCACCGCCAAAGCCAACCAGGGAATAGCCATCTTAACCTCGAGTGATATCGCTCATGACGGTGATTCTGCTGGGAGCAGCGCTTCGTGGCAATGCTTCGATATCGGTGCGATATCTGGCGATAGTTCCCCCAGGGTGGAGCGCAACACTTTACGCTCTACCTCTCCCGCAGTCAGCATCCTGTGCCGTAGCCAGAGTACCCGGAGGCTGCGATTGTTTCGATGCCTGGGTGGTCTACCACCGCTGTCCCAGGCGTCTACACCAGTCCCTCGCAGACAGGCTGGTCGGCTCGCAATCAGGGTGAGGATTGGCCGGTGTTTTCCGCTGGCTCCCATGCAGGAGCGCTGCTGCGTGAGCGGAACGGCTGATGTGGGAAACAAAAAAGCCACTATCTGCTGCCCCCCGGTAGGAACCCTGACCGGAGAGACAGGGCGAGGAGCATGAGATAGTGGCCTTCAAACTGTCGGTTCCTACACCAACAGCTTGATCGTATCTGATCTCAATCCATCATGCAAATACATCAAAGTCAGACTTAGCGACAGTCTGCTGGACCATCGGTGATGCTCCGAGCTTCGAGGTGCGGGTCATGCGGTTGTACTCGCCGCCGCCCAGCATCAGGTAGCCGAATGAGTCCCCGATGTGCGAATGCTCGTTCTTGTTGGGTGCGTCTCTGAATCGTTCCTGTCCCGCACCGACTGCAACACGCTTGAAGTGATACCCGCCTCCCAAGGACTTCCGTAGCATCTTGCAGGAGCGATTGACGATCAGGCCAGGCTTACCCAGTATCAGCCTTTGCATCGGCGCTGCAGCGGCTTCCCGTCGGACCTTGAAGTCATTGCTGGCTG